TCAATTTTGGCCAGAACCAGAAATTGACCGTGGAGCCAGATGACGAATGCGTTTGAGCCGTAAAGCTCAGTGTGTACGCGCCACCTTCAGTGAAAACAATGCGGGACGCTGGAGTGCCGAGCGTAACGCCAACGCTGCCAGCCATGATTGAAAACGTCAGCGGGTAAGCTGTGTTGGATGATGCTGCGGTTACGTCGGACGTAATCTCAAGGTGAGCCACGCCGTTGGCCAGCACAACTTGCCGCCACTCTCCATTTTTTGAGACCACGGGATACCCAGCAACCCTATCCCACAGCAATATTCCGTCTTCCGAAGCAGAACTGTCGCCATCCTTTATCCCAAGCTGGTCAAGCGCCCTTGATAAAAAGTGCCGTATGTTTTCTGCCCACTTGCTTAAATCAGCAGATATTGGCGGCAATATTCTCATCTGCGACCACCCTGAACAGCGTCGATCCGCATAATACCAACGCGCCAATCTGTTGATACATTGCCCTCAACCCGCATCCTTACTTGCCGACCTTGAAATCTCACAGATGTAGGTGCGCTCATAGAATACGGCCCAAACTCAGTTTCCGAAGAATTGGGATAATATCGAGTTTTGAATTTTGCCGTAACATCGCCCTGAGTTTTTTCGTCTGGGATCAACTGAACTACGTTCATAATGTTATCTCCAGCGCCAATACTAATCGGGCCAGTTTCAGCAAACGGGGCGCTTCCGCCATAAGTGTAGCCGATCTCATGCTCATAAACTTCGCCACCAGATGAAATAAACAGTGGAAGTCTGAATGCGCCGCGATCAATACCAGCGGTGCGATCCATTTCGCCCGTTGTCCAAATATTTTCCGCATAATCGAATGCAACATAACGATCACATTCAAGTGACCCATCGCTTGGGTAGAACCACCAAACTTCATTCCACGCAGCATTTACCACGCACGAAACTTTGCTTATCTGGTCTAAATTCATTTCACTGAAGACGTAGTCTCCTACCTCACAGTCAAGAGTTTGAACCTGCCCACCTGCGTATAAGAAAAAGCCCCGCTGGCCCATCCAAATGACCCCAGCGTCCACAGACGCCACAGCATTAGGCGCAATTAATCCGCAGCTAGTGCCAACACGCTCAACGCCGTATACATAGGGTGGCCCTTGGTATGTCATCGTGTGTGCATCTTGGGTCGTTAGGATTAATGACTGGGTGCGAGTTTTAATCCCGCGAAGAATGGTCCCCTCTGTTTGCAGCAAGAAATCACCAGCCTCGTTTGTGGTTGCCGGTGTCCATACTGTGTTATTTTCACGATCCGACCACTGTATTTTGCGTTGATCTCCGCCAGCGCCAAGGCAAACCAAAAAGCGTTCTTCAGTTACAAACATCGCGGTGTTGTCGATTGGAGCGTTTGCAACTTGCTCTGCAACTGGAACACGCTTGACCGAAACATCATCAATATCAAAAGCACTTGCCACTGCCGCTGCCGGTTCAAAATCAAGAGTTAGTGTTGTGGCATCAGCCTTAAATCTTATGGTGTTTGCTCCGTTGGAAATAAAACTATTTAAGACCGTACCGGAGCCAGTCACCTTCACTCGACCCTCGTTCTCCGCCGCATTTGATGCAGTGAACGTAATTTCATAAGTGTCGCCATCAGTGATCCCGGTTAGCGACTGAGAGAGCTGCGCAATTGCTGACCCGCTAAATGATGCAATGCCGCTAGAGATCGTCCAGCCAGTCCCCTTTGTCCAGTCGGTGTCAGTAGCAAACGATCCGTTTGTAACCTCTTCGCTGCCTGTCGTAACGTCTAGCGTCCACTCAAACACACGCCCATCGTCTGGGCTGAGAGCCACAAGATATTCGCCCCAAGTGTCTAAAGACCACGTTGTGGCTTTAAGTATAGACGTGTCTTGCTCGCGCTCAATGCCATATGCCTCAAGCCCATATGAGCCGCCGCCGTATCCAGTATTTAAACTGGCATCAACTCTGCCTTCAGCAAGGTCGGATGGCGTGATGTTATACTGCAAATTCCCAATAGTCATGGTGTACAGCTTGTCGCTTGTTGACACTGCCAGCCAGCCATCGTCGTTGTTGTCATTCCACGCAATCATTTTACGCGAGACACCATTGAAATCTACAGTGCCGCGCTGCCGCCATCCGCCGATGGGACGCAAGACATCCTCATGCCACCGCACTAAATTTACGTCCCGCCAACGGCCCTGAGACATCAAGTCAGTGCCGTTGCGATAAACGCCTTTTGGAATATCAAGTGGAATAAGAGGCATTGGCTATCCTTTATGGTTTCGCAGGATAAGTCACGTTATTTGGAAAGCCAGCTTGGCTCGTAACGTCACGCAACGCTTGGCGGTAAATTTCCCAACTTGCAGGAATATTTGTGCCTTTTTCAGTGTGCATGATAACAACCCAGTCACTTGCTGCCAGCAAATTGTCACGCTCTTTTCTTACAGACGCAGCCGCTGCATCGTCATATTCCTGAACCTCATCCGCAGTCTTCGCCTCAGTGTCCCATCCAACAACCCAAGACCCTCCGCTCAGTGCAGGAGTAGAAGATTGCGAAATCCGATGCGTTCTTTCGTCATAGTCTGGCTTATCTGCAACTGTGACTGAATAAACGCCAAACTCCGCTAGGGTTTCATCTGGAATTGCTTTTGGAAACGATACATTTTTATTGTCACGCCGCAGCATTCCAATGCTGTATGGATACTGTGAAACCGCGCCGTTTTCTATTTTTACAAGTGCCATCTTCTATCTCCTAGAATTGTTAAAAGGCTTTGATTAGTCCGATATTGTCATTATTGCCAATACCCATTTGGGTTCCAGTTAATGTGGAGGAAACTGTTGAAGTTGCAGTGAAGCCAGAAGAAATATCAACGGCGATCAGCGCATTGACGCCGGGGTCAGTATCAACTTCGCCAGATGCAATATATGCAAAGCCATCTGCAAAATCTATTGACGATGGTTTGGAAACCATGTTTCCGCCGGTCATTGCTGCCTGACCCGCAATCCTAGTGTCGGTTAGATTAGCGGTGTCCGATATGTCTACCAGATGAATGCCGTCACCATTCCGACCCTCGGTAATGCACAAAAGGTTATTTGTTGTATCAAACCGCATGATGCCGAAGCTGGAGTTTGGATTGCTCTCATCTGTTCCCCATGAAGTCAGCGTGATAACGTCAAGCAACGTACCAAAGCTGCCGCTGGCAATGTTGTACGCCGCCAACTTACCCTCTGCACTCTTGGAGCCAAGGACATAAATAACCTCGTTTGCGCTGTCGATCAGACAGGCAATTGGCTCATTCATTTCAGATGCAGTCGAGAAGCTATCTTCAAAAAGAAAATAAGCTGGATCGTCAACTAAATTTCCATACGGGTTATATGTGTCTACAGTGTCATCTGTTCTGTTGCAGACATAAAGCAAATCTTCGCTTGGATTTAAGTCTGAAAAATTAAACGTGTCTGCAAAGGTTGTGTAAAGAGCCTGATTGTCACCCTGACCTAGCCAGCGGATGAGCCTGACGCCATCTGCGCCAAAAATGTAATTTGTGCCGTTTGACCTTAGCCCAAACGAAACTCGATCTGTATTAAAGAGTGAAGCCCCTTGATCTCTTGTAAATGCGCTGACTGCATTATTAACCTCCAGCGATGCGCCGTAGGATGTTGCGCCGCCTTGGCAAAACCCAAAATAAGTCACTTGGTTGAAGTTTGTTGGGGCTATATATGCTATTGACTCAGCGTCAGTAAAGTCTGGCCCAAGCACATTTGCATCAGTGATTGAATACTGAAGCTCGCCAGAAGTTACGTCACGATTAACAAACGCAATCCCGGTGTCGGTGGGGACAGCGACCCACGTCGGTTTAGTGCCGCCGCCAATTGCAATGTGACGCCTAGATAGCATTAGTTCTGATCCCCAACCAGTGAGCCATAAAGTGTGCCGCCGACTTTCCATATTGCAATCACAGTGTAGCCAGTGGTTGCTAGAGTGGGCGCATTGCCAAGATTATTTACCCACGTGATTGTGGGCCATGTAATCGTGTAAGCCGTGCCATCTGCCACCATCAGCAAAACGCTCTCACCCGCAGAAAGATTTTCTGTTGGCGTTGAATTTGCACTCAATGCCCAAGTTTGAATTGTGCCATTATTTGGATCAATTGATGGCGTTGTGCCGGTGAGTGCAAACACAGTCTCAATCACGCTGTTTGACAAAGTAATGTCGCCATTGGCGTCAGCCGTGACCACCTTGCTTGCCTCGCTGGCTCCAAGCGTTGTGATGTCTAAATAGTTTATTTCTGCGCCCGTTGACGTAATTGCCGTGCCGCCAACCTTCCAAGAGCCGACAGTCAAATCTGGAGCTATTGCCGTTGCGCCACTTAGCAAGTCATCCAGCGAGTCAAGATCAGCATTCAGCTTAGTTCCCCATGTGGAAGTTGACGCCCCCACCTCTGGCTTAACAAGGCCATAAACTGTTGTTGTACTATCAGCCATAATTATCTCCTATGCTGCATCCGACCAAACTTCGCTCGTATCAGCGGCAGCAGTCCATGTCGTAGCTGTATCACTTTTTGGGTTCCATGTCTCTAATGTATTGGAAACAACGGCCCAACTTTCATCTGTATCGGTTTGGTCAGTCCAAGTTTCAGCGGTTACAGGTATTCTGTCCCAAATGAAATTAGTTTCAATTGCGGCAGAACCGGCCCTTATGTCACTGGCCAAGAACACATAGGTCTGGCCCATAATGGCGCTATCAACAACAGGCGTTGTTGTAATGTTGACCGCTGAAAAGTTGTTAACTTCAGTCAAACTGACGGCGTCTATAATTGGAGCGCCAGACAAAATTCCATTCGCCAACAAGTTTTGCAGCGCCCTAAACTGAACCTGATCTACAATTGGGGCTGCCGAAACTATGTCATTGGCTTGCAAATTGTAAATATCGTCAATGTCAGTTGTGCCAACCGTTGGGACTCCAGACAAAATATCGTTTGCTAAAACTGCATACAAAATAGACGCATTTGTATTTTCGACAACTGGGACGCCAGACGCAATATCACTAGCGGCTAAGTTGTGGCCCTGAGTTATGTCTGTTGACGCAACCTGCGGAGCGCCAGCAAAGATATCGCTGCTAGATATGTTGTGGGTTTGACCAATAACAGAATTTTCAACCGTAGGCGCTGCGCATATAATATCATTGGCCTGAATGTTAATAGACGCAATTCCACCGTCATCAGCAATGGCCGTTGACGCGAGTGAAGAAAAGCCAAGCATCAGGTTGCGCCTCGCAAGATTACTGATGCAGAGACGTTAGAATATGAGGCTAAATCTTCTGCAGAAAAAGCAAAAGCTGGAGGGGTCACTGACAGGCTTGGGGCGGATAAAAACTGAAAGCCCATACCTGTTACACTGTCGCCGCTGTCATTTGCCGACACAGAACTGAACGAAACATATTGATTGTCTGCGTCACTGTAAAATGCAGTGTTACCTTGGGTGTGACCGCCACCAGCCGCGCCAATCAAAATTGATCCTGTAGTGCTGGACGATGCGGTAATAGAAGAAAATGCTGGAATTACAGTGTTAGTCGTAATCGTCGTGGTTGCCGTAACGTCAATTGGAGTGGTTAAGTCAACGCCGCTAAATACCATTAGCGTTGCAGAAGTTGCCCCAGTTGCATCGCCTGACGCAGCATACACCGCAGTCGTGTCAGGTGTTGCGCCCATTATCTTGTAAAAAACAGCAACTTGGCTGTCTGCGCTGTCATTGGCAAAACCAGAGGCAATTTGCGTATAGCCGCTGGTGGTCATTGTCGGGATGCCAGACGTTGCGCTTTCGTAGTGGACAGTGATTACAACAATGTCATTTTCAGATGCTGTTGATGATGTGCCGCCAGTCAGTGCTGTCAAATCAACAGAACCGCTGCCGCCGTTGGCCTGACCCACACCGCCCGATCCAATGAAAACTGGAAAGGTTTTCGAGCCTGAATAATCAAACCTGCCGTAATTAATAGTTTTAATATTAATGGCGCTGTTGATTTTATTGAACTCAAAAAAATAGTCGTAGCCGGGCGAAAGTGTTGGAGCCACTCCATCAACGAACTCAAATGCGGAGGGCCATGTGATTGCACCACCGCCAGTGTAACTAAACTGAACTTTACCTTCGAAACTTGTGCTTGGTATATTGGAAAGCGCAAATGTTGTGTTTCCAAAAACATCAGCGGAGGGATAAAACATATGACCAGATAAAAGGTCTAGCGTGTAAGTTGACCCAGCAATAGCAACAGACACGGCATCGTCATCGCCAACATCTTTAGCCGCAGCGCCCACAAAAACTACGGCAGAGCCGCTAAGATTTATAGCCGCATCAGAGTTGTTACTTTCGGAAACTGTGCGAGACAGTGTCGTTCCGCTGGATGTATATGTGCCAGTTCCAATTTCCCAATTGTCGCCGTCCTCAATCACGTAGCGCACGACATCAGCGTCAGAAACGCCAGCGTCCGCAAAACTCTGATAGCCGCTTTCTGCGCTGCCTAAAGTAATGGTTCCAGTCCCGGTGGTTGCCGTGGACATCTTTGCTCTGTTGACCAGCGTAACCATTTAAATATTCCTATGCAGGATCTGGAATTTCTACGTCAAAGGCATCAAGCGTAAAAGAGTTTCCAGATGTCACCGCCTGAGATGATGTCAGGGAGCCTGTAGCAAGCAAACGAGTGGCGGAAACGTCAACGACAGCAAAGTGTGTCGCCGTGCCTGTACCCGTCACAGAACCGTCTGTAATCGCCGCTGCGGTTACTTTACGTCCAGATGTATCTCCGTCAGTGGGAGCGCCAAACGACAAAGATGTTGAATTGCCTAGCGTGTAAGTGCTAGTCGCCGCCGCATAGGTTGTCGGCTCCTGCGAGCATATGTCAATGCGGTCTGCTTCCGTGTCCAAAGTGGACAGTGCAGCGTCTAGCACATAATCTGAAATCGTTGCCATAGTTTGCCCCTCAGTAGGAATTAATTTTTAAACGCAGCCCAGACCCGCTGAACTTTGCTTTTTCGCTTTCGCTGTTTATAGCATTAACTGCGGCGCTAAACAATGCAGCCCAAGTCTGCGTCCTTGCGTCGTCAACAAGGTAAGGCGCAGAATGCAATAAAGACCCGTACAAATAAGCGTCAGGATAATACTGCAAAACCCAATTGGACGTGTTGCTGTCAGAGAGAGCGTCAATTGTTGAATAGTAGTAAAGCTCCCCGGTGTATTCTGCATCAGGCGTTGGGAAAACCTCTAGCTGCCCTCCAGTAACAGAAAAATATCTAGGTGACCCGAGTATGTTAGAATTTGCGTAACGCCTCCGCTGCATATCCGCCGACGAAATCATTTCGATAAGACGCTGATCACCATCTAAATTAAACCGAATGCCCTCAAGATAATCCGCTGGCAACGCGCTGTACTGCGTGTCAATCGTAGCTGTGGCACGCTTTTCCTGACGCCAATGGCGTATGCTGCGCTCCATATTGGTCTCTGCCAACGATATAAAATCAGGGATAACTGAGGTGAGGTCACTTCTGTTAAGCCAACTTGCGATGCTAGACTGAAGTTCTGCGTAAGTTGTGATCGCCATTACAGTGTACCTTCTCGAGTGCGAAACGCCCGATTTTCCGACTGGTTCAGCCACTTGCGTAGGGCTTTCGGATCGTCAGCGATGCCTTGCTTCTTCAGCTCATAATACACGGAAAGCGGGATGGAGGCCACCTTGGCGTTTTCTCCAAATTTACCCGACACGTCGTTATACGAGCGCTTGTTTGCTTCGATGATTTTTGTGCTGTCCTGCACGGTCTCAATAACGTATTCGCCGTTCTGCTTGACGTGCCAGTACCGCGTAATCCCGGCGGCTTCGTCTCGGCTAAAAAGTCTTTTCATCTTTACCTCCAGAGTGAATGGGGCGACCGAAGCCGCCCCACCATACTTACGATACGTTCAAGTCAGCGATCAGGCCGTGGGCCTTTTCATTGGATACCTTGAGGCCGGTCTCGCAGATGAGCATCGATTTTTCTGCGTCGC